AGAATAGCTAATACATTACTTCAAAAAGAAATGATGGGAGAATAAATGCCACCAAAATCTAAAAAAATAGAATATATAATAAATGAAAATGGATGTCATATTTGTACTTCTCATTGTTATAATAAAGCCGGTTATCCTTTGATAAAAAGGAATAGTAAACAGTATCGTATGAGCCGGTATCTTTGGGAACAGAAGAATGGCCCTATTTCGGAAGGAATTTTTGTATGTCATAAATGCGATACTCCGGCTTGTATCAATGTCGAACATTTTTTCTTAGGGACTAATGATGATAATATGAAAGATATGGTTTTTAAAGATAGACAAGCTAAAGGGAAAGAAAATGGCAACAGTAAACTTACAGAAGATCAAGTTTTACAAATTCGTAAAGAATCTGGAATCTTAGTAAATATAGCTGAAAAATATAAAATAAAAAAGTCTCAAGTAGCTAATATAAGAAATAGAAAAACGTGGGAATGGTTGGAGGAAAAAAATGACCGGTGTAGACCCTAATAGAAAATGGGAAAACTCAATAGTCTTTGTTGGGGATTTTCATGTTCGGAGAGAAGAACCTTTCTTTAGTTCATTCATATCTTTTAAAGATTGGTTTTCTGCTTTGCCCCTTAACAATGAAACCAATACTCTTATTTTAACTGGTGACATTTTTCATTATCCTGTCCCTAAGAGTCAAGACTTTAAGACTATGGGAAAACTTGTATTAAAAGATTTGAAGTTTAAGGATATTTACATTTGCTCTGGCAGTCATGATTATAGTCGTAAATATGGAAATTCCTTAGATGTACTTTCTATTTTTGATAATGTTCATCCGATGCTCTATCCTCAACAAGTAGAAATTGAGGGAAAAAAATTCTTATTCCTTCCATATTATTATAGAGGGCAAAATGATCTTCCTCCTATGAAAGAGTATTATGAAAATCTTCCAGAAGAAATGAGAACAAATGATTTCATAGTGGGCCACTTTTTCGAAGAGCATGAGCAAGGATTTGGAGATTTTATTGATATATCCTATTTAAAGGGTACAAGAATTTTTGGGCATAGACACATCCCCATGCAGGATTATTATATAGGTACACCGAACATAACAAGATTTGATGAGAAGGGAAAAGATGGTCATATAGAAATCTACTATCAAAATTTTATGAGTAGTATTGCTGTTCCAAAATTCCTAGATTATTTTGATCTTGATTTAGAAAAAGATAATTCGGTTCCTGATAAGGGTATTCCCTATTGTATTTGGGATGTTTATAACTGTCCTAATAAGTCAACAGCTATTCAGAAGTACGGCCCAATATACCTTAGAGAAGTGCATAAGAAGATAGAAGAGGCCGGAGAATATGATAAGGTAAGACGGACAGGTAAACGTACTTTACATCAATATATGATTGACTACATAACAAAAGAGAAAATTTCAAAACCAGTTGAGAATATTCTTTTATCGCTGATAAACAGAAACTAATAGATAAAGATAAGGAGAAAAACAAATGACTATAGAAACTAAGTATGATTTAGGAGAATCTGTAAAGATCATAGCACATCAAATTGATGGAGTAATAAATGGCTTTTGGGTACAGAGGGGTTTTAAAGTATTATACAATGTTGAATATATTGCTAATGAACTAGTTGTAGATCGTAATTTTAGTGAAGAAGAAATTACATCATTCGATTCTATAAAACTCTATCCTAAAAAGGAGAAGTAAATTGCTTTACTCTTACGCTTGTCAATGTGGATATATTACAGATATAGAAATGTCAATTAAGGCAGATCACCCAATGATAATGGAATGCCCGGAATGTAAAAATAATACTTTGAAACGAGAATGGATGAAGAAAATGAACTTTATTCTTTCCGATGAATTTAAGGAAGATAATCGTATCCATTATGATCGGCCACATCCGGGTAGTCATCAATTCTATTAGACTTTACAAATCTATTCAACTAATATAACAGTCTCGCGTACCATGAGTACAAGGAGTTCTTTCTCCGCTTACTAAAAGCGGAGATTGCATTTTTTAAGGAATAAATGAGTAAAAAATATGGTGACTTTACCGGAAAAATATTTAAAAATCTAACTGTAAAAAGTTTCTCTCATCAAGGAAAATGGGGGCAATATTTTTGGAATTGTGAATGTTCTTATTGTGGGGAAACTGTAAAAATATCAACTGCTAGTTTAAATAAAGGAGCAATAGGCTGTAAAAAATTAAAAGCAAAAATATTAGCAGATAATAATAGAAAAAGAAGAATAGAAGATAATTCTGTAAAGAAAAGAAATACTTATACTATATATAAAATAGGTGCAGAAAAAAGAGGAATTGAGTTTTCTTTAAATTTTGAGCAATTTATAGAACTATCTCAGAAAAATTGTTTCTATTGTGGAAAAGAACCATCTCAAATTATACGCTGTCAATATCCTACTGATGATGAGGAAAGTAATATGAGAAGAAGTTATATTAGGAATGGTATTGATAGAGCAGATAACTTAAAAGGATATATATTAGATAATTGTGTACCATGTTGTAAAAATTGTAATTTTATGAAATTAGAATTAAGTCAAAATGATTTTCTTTCTCATATAGAAAGAATACATAAATATCAAAAGGATAAAAAGAATGATTTACATTAGAGAAAGTTTTATTAGTGGGTATGCAATTGTAGCAGTAGAGAAGTTATCTAATATTTTTAGTCGCAAAATGAAAACACAAGTTTTATTCTCTAAAACTCCTCTTGAATATAAAAATGAATATGGTTCTTTTGCAGGATATTATTTTAACTGCCCTCAAGTAAAAAAGAGATTCAGAATAAATTTTCTATTAACCAAATCTGATGCCATATATTCAGTAGACTTTTATGATTCCAACCGGATGCGTATGACCCCTGCTTGGACCGTGGATACGGCAGGAATGAATGTAATACAGATCGTAGATTTGATTTATGATGAATTAATGAATTTCTCTATACCCAATTTTGAGGAAAGTACAATTCAAGAAAGGGGCTACATTCCAAGTGACCGATCTACTCAATTATTTGACGCATGGGTAAATGATAAGAAGGCTGATGCTCTTGAAGTATTAACAACTAAAAAAATGGAAGATGCTTACAAAACATATCTTAAAGCCTATAAGGATAATGGTGAAGTACCTCTTTACAAATTTGTTGTTCTTGCAAAAGTCTATATATTTAGCAAAGGTTTGACCAATCCTACCTTTAGAAAAAGAAAGAAAGGAAGTTCCGAGCGTGTTATAGATGATCAAGCTAAATCCGATGAGCTTGAAGAGTTAATAGACTCAATGAATTGGGAAAAAAAGTTTAATATGATTACTAAATCAGTTGATGCTGTTACTAAGGGGCAAATTCAAGCATTAATTATTTTTGGTAGCCCCGGATCAGGAAAGACAGAACAAGTACATTCTGATTTAAAGAAATTTGGTGTAGAAGCTTTGTATCTCTCTGGTGGATTAAAATCCGCAGATGAACTTTTTAATATACTTAAAAAGCACAATAAAGAGGAAATTATAGTATTTGATGATTTTGATTCGGCTTTAAAAAATAGAGAAATGGTTGATATATTTAAGGCCGCATTACAAAATAAACCTGAGAGAGAAATTGCATGGAGAGACAAAATTCTTACTTTTTCTTCTGGCGTAATTTTTATTAGTAATATGATTAATTTTGATTCTGCCCTTCTTTCTAGAGCAATACCATTAAAAATTGATCTTTCTAATGAACAAATGATTGATAAAATAAATAAAACAATGAAAAATTTTCATCCAGAAGTGTCAATAGAAATAAAAAAACGAGCTATTGAATTTCTTCAAGAAATATCCAGAGGGGTAAGAGAAGTTGATTATAGAAGTTTTGAAAAAATAATTATTGCCCAACAAACAGACCCTAAAGACTGGAAGGATTGGGCACTTTTAATGATGAAAAGTGGAAATTAAAAAAATGAATCATATAGTTTATTGTGTTGAGAATATTATTAATAGAGATATGTATATTGGAGAAACAGGTAAAAAATTAAATAAAAGAAAATATGAACATGAAAGAGATGCATTAAAAGGAAGTAATACTCATTTTCATTGTGCTCTTAGATTATATGGATTTGAAAATTTTATTTGGCGTATAATAGATGAGGCTCCCACAAAAAAACAAAGAAAATATTTAGAAAAATTGTGGATAAAAGAACTAGATACAAGAAAAAATGGTTATAATTTAACAGATGGTGGAGATGGATGTTTAAATTACAAATTTACAGATAAACAAAGAGAAAAACAAAGACAATCAAGAATAGGAAAAAATTTAAGTATTGAAACAAAAAATAAAATTAGCGAGTCTCTTAAAGGAGAGAATAACCCAAATTTTGGTAAACATCGTTCGGAAGAAACTAAAATAAAAAGTAGTTTATCTAATAAAGGAAAACAAGCAAAAGAAAAAAATCCTTGGTGGAAAAAATTTGGGGTATTAAACCCTAAGTCTAAATGTGTTATTCAATCTGATTTAGAAGGAAATGATATTAAAGAATGGGGCTCCGCTAGAGAAATCCATAGAGAATTGGGATATAGTCAAGGAAGTATCAGTTCAGTTTGTAGAGGAGAATACAAACAATCTAAAGGTTTTTTATGGAGATATAAATAATGATTCCCATTAAACAATTCCATGAAAGTGTAAGTCCCGGATATAAACAATACTATCTAAGTAAAAAAGATTGGCTTGATGGAAAAGTTGCAGAAATCAAGCAACAAGCTATGCAAATACCAGATTTGAAAAAACGTGATGCTTATTTTAAAAGGGCTATGTCTGATCTTAATAATGAGCTAGTTAAAGGCTATAATAAAAATGATTCTTATTAAGAAATTCCATGAGGATGCTCAAGCTGATAAGATAATCAGAGACAAGATACTCGCTGATTTTGAGATAGTCAAAAAATTTGTTAAGGATAATCTATATAGTAATGACGTAATTCATAATACTGAAACATATCAGATTATTTCAAAACTTTATGGTTTAATAAATGAAGTTCACGGTTTTGTAATAAATCTAAACAAATTAATTGAATTACCTTCCGAATTACTTCTAATACTTCTTTCTAATGCGGATAATTCTGTTCCTTCTAGGGGAGGATTAGGATTATATAAAGGAAAACAAGCTATTGTTTTATATTGTCTTTATGGAGTAGCAGATTTTGTATTTAAGTTTATTGTTACAAGATTGGATAAAGAAACATTTTTACATGAAATGATTCATTATTATGATAAAAATAGATATAAGAAAAATATAGATACATCAATGGATAAATTTATGTCTAAAGGTGGTATGACAGCTTATTACAATAATCCTACCGAATATAATGCATGGGCACAAGAATTAATCAATAAAATTGATAGGTCAATAAAAGTCAGAAAAGGTAGGCCCGATTTAGTGCCAAAAACTTTTGATGATTTTCTTTCATTAGTAGATAAGATTGATAATGAAAATTGGATTAAGGATTTAAATACTGATTACAAACAAAGATTTCAAAAAAGACTCTATCAGTATTATCAAACATTTGTAATAGAAAAAAAGTAGACTAATAATATATGAGCGATGCTATAAATAAAAAAACAAGTAATGGACCTACTCCTGCTTACATAAGCCGCCTAAAGAATCTATTTGGTATCGGGCAAAGGTCTACTGGTTTCAGTGGACAGAAATTACCTTATCCTGCTGAGATAAGAAAGCCAGATGAGACAAATAGAAGAAAAGGTAAAGCCGTAAAATTTCCCGATGAAATAGAAAGACTATATGAGCTTTGGCTTCAAGATAACATGGACACCCCTGATACCTTTAAGAATAGAAAAGAAAGGTATAAGGATTTAGATTACTGCTACTATAATAGCGCAATCATTTCTATGGCCGTAGACCTTTATACAGATGAGACTACTCAGGCCGATGCACAATCAGAAATTTTAAAGGTATACGCAAAAGACAAGAAACTCGAAAAGTGGATTAATGAATTTTTTAATAACATAGGTATCACAAATGAAATTCTAAAAGATTTGGCTTTTAGCATTGCTCTTTATTCAGATCATTTTTGGGTATTGACTACAGATCAAGAAAAAGGAATTCAAAGAATAACCCCAATAGATGTATATGATGTAACTGAAAGACTAGAATTTAATGCTTTGAAATACAAGAAGAAACTTTTTGACCAGAGGTATTTTACCCTTGCATCAAAGAATACTATTCTTGCTCATTTACAGAAAATGCTTATAGACGATTCAGAATCAGACTTATCAAAGTATTTCCAGAATTATCTATTTGGATATAAAATCAGTGATGATATATTCTTACCACCATGGAATGTAATCCACTTCCGGAGATTTACAACTAAATCAGAATTTTATCCATTTGGTAGACCATTACTTATTAACTCCATAGCACCTTTTAGACAGCTACAAGCAAGTAAGAATCTAATGTCTCTGTCTCGCGCTTCTAATTTTCCTATTAAACATTTTAAGGTTAAAGTAGATCCGGGAATGACAGAAGTAGATCAATGGAATGTTGTCCAACAGGCAATGGAGGATTTTCATAATTTAGCACAATCCTATTCAGGTAAAGAAAAATTTTCTATTGATGGAGAATTATGGACTCCGAATGATTTACTTGAAATTGAAGTTCATGATATTAATGCTAATCTGGATAGAATAGCCGATGTTGAATTGTTACAGGATAACCTAATTATATCTACCAGAATTCCTAAAGGTTATTTAATTACTGATAAAGGCTCTTTTGGACAATCAGGACAATCTCTATTACAGCAAAGTAAGATATTTGGCCGGGCTGTTTATTCTAATCAGACTGCTATAATTCAGGGATTAAGAGAATTAATATTATTACAGTTAGCCATTACAGAAGATTTTCCTTATGATTCTGAATTTGAATTGACTATGAATTTTCCGATTGTTGAACAGACAGCGGATCAAATAAGAATGAAGAGTGATACTATTACATTGGCTAAAACAGTATTAGATAATCTAAGTCAAAGTATCGGAATTGCCGCAGAAGATATTCCACCTAAAGTAATCAAAGACATATTCTCTCAATTGAGTTTCTTAGATACAGAGGATGTCGATTATTATATTGACTCTATGGTAAAAACCAAAAAGGATAAAGCCGCTTCTGGTGATCTAACTCCTATGGGGGATGGTATCCCAAGAGACGGTGAAAGACAACCTCCGAAACCAGAGCCAGATGAAGAGGAAGAAAAAGATAATTCTGATGCCGCCAATTCATTTGAAATTAAGGTATCTAAAAAAGACGATGATGAAGATAAAGAAGATAAGGTAGTAACTAAAAAGAAAAAGAAAAATGATGATGAAAAAGAAGAATCTATAGCTGATTTACGATTGGCAAGAAAGAAAGAAAAACATATTCAAGAAGCCCTATCAAAAATAACTGAGGATAAAATTAGGGTAGCCTATTTTAGTGCAAAGCATTCAGGTCATTTAACGGAAGGTGCTATGAATGGCCGACACTTTATGACCAATCAACTTATTGATCCTCAGTTTAAATTGATTCTTGATGCTTTAAGATCAAGAAAGAGAAATAAACTATATGAGGTAGATGAAGAAAAACTTAATGCATTGTATGATGCAAAACTTCAAGAAGGAATTGATATTCGAACTCAAGAAATAATGAAACCAGTAGAAGTTATTATTGAAGAAGAAGAGGATAAAGTTGAAGATATCGAGCGAGATTCTCAGGTTCCTATTGAAATTGAAATAACAGCAGACTATCGGAATGATGAACCTAAAAAAGAAAAATAGATTACTAATATAAGTAGAGGCTACGTATGAGACAATTACTAAGAGAAAATTTTTATGGCTGGAAGGATGAATCCGCAAGACCCATAAAGTTACCCCTTCAAGAAGGAGCCAAAATTCAAGAAGGTGATAAATCTTTTGATGTCTATTCTAAGTATGAAGTACCTGTTTGGCGATTAAATAAGAAAAATTTAAATGGAAGAACTTATAGTGAATCTCTAGCCAAATTAGTAATCGAAATGAATCTAATCACTAACTCTTTAGGTGATCATCCAAAAGAAGAGAGCGATGGCTCCGTATGGAATATTGTAGGCGTAACAAAGAATCCTCATATTCGTGAAGGCATTCTTTATGTAGATTGCTATTTTGTTGATTCTAAATTTCAAGAGAAAGTAGATAAGATAGTTGAATATGGTTCTACTATCGGCCTTTCTTCTTCTGCTTATGGTGATCTTGATTCCAGCGGTAATGTACTTACAGAGGGATTTACAGTAGAGCGCTATTGCGATTTTGTACTCAACCCTAGCTATGAGGTTTATCTCGATAAAAGTTCTAGACCAGAATCCAAGAAAGAATCCATAATTGAAGTTATCAAAAAAGAATCTACTAATAATAATGTTAACAATAAAAATAATAGTAATAAGAAGGAGCGCAAAGCTATGACTATTGAAGAGAAAAACCTAAAACTAGGAGTAAAGAAACTTCTAGACGAAGCTAAATCTAAAGATAATTTAGCTGAAAAACTTCTTAAATATGAAGAAGTAAAAGAGTATTGTGAAGATGTAGAATTTGCT